CTACCATCAGGCTTTGGTTATCTATCCTTTCAGTCTATCGTGTGCTTGATGCACCGAGAAAACCGAAATTGGAAACAATAACTAAACCGTTTGGTGGTTCCGTTGAAGAAATTCATCGAATATCGAATTGGTACTACTTCTTTCTCTCTCGGTTGACAATTGCTCCGATGTTTATCGGACAAGCGTCAATGAAGAGGTTAATCTGTAACCATTTAAGAATATCTCAACAATCCGGTCCAAATGCTTCGCAAGCATACACGGGAGTTCTGAGTGATGCCGTTGCCATCTCTAGGGATTACCAACTTAAGGAAGCAATACGAGAGTACTGCTCCTTAACAGGTTCCCAACTATGGACACTGCTTGAAGAAGCAATGAAAATAGGTTTAGAGCGGAAACGTTATCATGAGGACAACCTTATGTATCCAATGCCGCAAGTGGTCGAAGAGTGGGATGTAATTAAAGGACGGATCAAACCTATCATGACAAAAGGGGATTTTAGCGACCTATATGCCGGTAAACTGGTAGGAATACCAGAGCCTGCAGGGAAATTACGGGTAATAGCAATTGTGGATATATGGACTCAATCCTTATTCCAACCTTTGCACAGACTTCTGTTCGACATGTTACGAACGATCCCTAATGATGGGACGTTCAAACAGGAACTGTCTGTACACCGATCGAAAACGAAAGTGAGTAAATCTGGTGTTGCTTATTCTGTAGATCTCTCTGCGGCTACCGATAGATTGCCGATTGCTCTTCAAGAGAATCTCTTGAATGCAATCTTCGCCAATAATATTGGTACACTATGGAGGAAAATCCTGCATAGACCTTTTGTTCAACGAGTTAAATTATCGTCGGATTACCGTGATGGAGAGTCCTTATGGTACGAGACTGGTCAACCTATGGGTTGTCTAAGTTCGTGGGCTATGCTAGCTCTTACCCATCATATCCTATTACAATACTGTGCTTCATGTGTGTATAACACTGAACACTGGTTTGAGGACTATGAAATTCTTGGTGATGATTTGGTTATCTTTGATACTCAAATCTATCACAAATATATCGAAGTAATGGCCAACTTAGATGTTGGTACAAACCCATCTAAATCTTTGGTTTCAGAATCGTCGCAGACTTTCGAGTTTGCTAAACGAACTGTACACAAAGGTGTAGATGTCTCCGGTCTGTCATGGAAACAATTCATTTCAGCCACAGGTATTAAGGATCGTATTAATACGATTCTATACCTAGGGGAGAGAGGGCTTATTTATAGAGATGGTCTATTAGCAAGGCTAATAGGTTCACCTCATAAATCAATTCTCTTGGATACCGAGGTATCGCAAGGATTAATGATTAGTCTTCTGGGCCATTTTGCCTCTAAGGGCACAATAGCGTATGAAGATGCGATCGGGTATGTCCTGGATCCCAATAAAGGGGGGTCCGACCTGTTAGAAGGTCGGGTACCGGTACGGACAACCGTGCATGATTTAGTAACAATGCTAGATCATCTTTATTTCCATAAAGACGAAACTAGATTAACTAGTGAGGAACTTTCTCTTAACGCAGTTAATCAACGTCAAGAGTTAGGGGCGAGTGAATTAGCACCTTATGTTAAGGGCTATATCTACCGTTCGACTATCGCGAAGGCTTTTCTCTATGAGGAAACTTTTGGTGATATTCCTTCGAAAATCAGATTTGCCATGATTGGCGATCCGAAATTCGATGTGTCCAATCTTAACACTATGTGCGATGTCGATTTAGTCGACTTCGTCACAGATCTAGCGCAAAGTCTCGCTTTTAAAACTGGTCCAAATGAATGGACGCATGGTGTATTTGATATGGTATGGTCTAGAGCCAATAGCTTGAAAGAAGATTCAAGTTTAGCCAAGGTTCTTGATTTCCGTGAGGAAATTGACAACTATGTTCGCAGATTTGCTTTCTTATCGGAATCTAAGAAATTAGGTCCCATGAAAGAAACTGTGGATAGTTGGTTACAAGCTGACATCATAAACTCATCTATTGTACCTAAGTCATCTCCATATTATGAAGTGATGGGGTATATTGATATACCTTATTCAGGAAGAGTTGTTCCCCCAGAAGGAGCTGTTAATTACAGCCCTCCAGAAGAGACAATCATTGAGGATTAT